TGAGTCTAAATCGCTTGGACTCACATAAAGAATACGGCCTTCAGTGTTCTTTATGAAATTATCTAATTTATTCAGAGGCATGAGTTTTCCTTATGACTACTNAAATTANTACTATAAGTTATTTAGTCACCCTAGAACTNTTCCTCTTCCACATAATCGGGGGGAAGATCTTCTGGGTTTTCTAATTCAATTGGAAATACTAGAGGATGCATTTCCTCTTGCATTAAATATCCATAAAAACGATACAATTCTTCTGAACTATAACGTTTTCCATAATCAGCAACTATTTTAATTCTCGGAAGATCTTCTTCACTTGGAGNAATATCTTCCAATTCATCAAAGGTAAAAGGTATACCATTAATGAAATACATTAAAACAATTCTTTCAAATGAATCTTCAAATTCTTCAATATACCAACAATAAGCGGTTTCTATAACAAAAGAGTCTACCATTATTCATGGCCCATCATTATGTGTAGTATGAATACGAACTATTTCATCGTCATCATCATTCACTTTATCAACTAAACCCTCTTTCACTAATTTTGAATAATTATAACAATTCTCAAAATTTAATTTAACCTTTGGGTTCTTTGTTTTTTTCATAGATGGCAAGATTCGAATACTTTATTCTATCAGGTTCTAATAAATCATTTACAACTTCCATCACATCCATAAACTGTTCAGGTGTTTCACACTTAACAGTTTTTTCATCTCCNTCATCAGAAATGATAAGAAAAGATCTNTTACATACNTCTATAANAGTCTCTCTTACAAAATCACCTTCTTGCATAAATTTAGATCATATAGAACACTATACCATATATATACCTGTTTGTCCAGTCTTTATGCTGAGAGTCGATATCCACCAAAGTGAGTTCTATTACCTCTTATTTTCCTGTTTGCTGAACCATCACTATGACGAACTTTCATTTCTATAGTATCACCTTCAGATAATGAAACTAACTTAGAATACGTACCTGAATTTGTAATGAGATTATTAAAAGCATCACCACCCAAATATTTTTCAGTAAAGTGATTAATACCAGCACCATTTATACTAAATGCACAACGAACCCAGTCACCACCATCAATATCATCAATAGCAGTAATACCATACACCCAATATATACCTGCATCTCCAGTTGGGACTGTGAATACTCCAGTAGCTGCATTCCATCCACCATGTGCTTTATCTATATCTATTGAATCAACTGTAAGAGCTGTAACTGTATAATAATTTCCATCTCCAGCAACAACTTGGGCCGCAGCTGTATTNGTTGTAGGAGATCCATGCCACATAGGAGTATTTGCATGTCTCCATGTTGGACTAGTACTACCTAAACTAGTTAATACTTGTCCTGATGTTCCTTCGTAAGCAGTAGTACCTACACCTATTGCTCCAGTGCACTTAATGCGAAGTTTTTCTGTTGGATTTATGGTTGTATCTTGTGTTCCATCTGTATAAAATGAAAGTCCTATTTTATGTGATTGCTCATCTGTTGGTCTTATATCTGCAGCACCATACTGAGATCCTCCAAATCTTAAGTATGAAAATATAGCAGTACTACCAGCACCAGCATTAATTGATTTATGTGCTCCAATATTTACATTACCAGCAACAGTAACTTCTGGATCTCTAGCTCGTTCTGTTTGATTTGTGAGACCCTGTTCAAAAATTTTGATAGCAGTACATCCAATTGAAACTCTTTCGTATGGGTTATCTGATCCATCCCAGTTTTTAGTCATGAAACTTATACGGGAATTATTACCAGTCATTCTGTAATCGTTGAATATACCAGCAACACTAGAGTTAATCCTTATGCTATATTCATTCAGACTCAACTGCTCAAATCCACCCTCATCACCATAATATTTCATTATATTCTTATTTCCAATAACAATTGCATCTTCTGATTCATAATTCAATGGATTACCATGGTAGGCCTGACCAGCACCTTTTAAAATTAACTTTGCTGGACTAGAAACAAATTCAGGATTATCACTAGGTGTATTATGTAACCGAAAAGATTCTGATTCTATTCCATCATTCGTAACTGTGGTAATACCTACATTCAATTGATCTGTAACTGTATTTCTCTCAGATTCTATTTCTTCTACTCGTATTTTATCTGATGCTATTTCACCAGTAACAACAANAGAATCAAATTGACCATTTGTAGCCTGAATATCTGTGTTTGGTTCGTCAGTCATATTATATACCTCCTGGTGATCTATTAAATAGTTTTTCAGCCAATGCACCGACTAAAACACCTGGTGCAAAAGCAACATTCAACTTCCATGTTCTCTTCAATGCCTTACCTAATTCACCATTGAAACGAGGTGGAATATCAATTTTCATTGCTTCCATCTGAATATGTCTACAATAATTTGACTCAGTACCACCTAATACTAATTTTCTCTTAGCTTTAATAATAATACTATCTGCTTCTAATGTAATTGTTTTTGATGCTTTTATTCCTATAGAATTTTGTAATGAATTAATATGAACACTTCCATTATGGGCAGTAAATTGAATACCCGTAGCATCATTAGAACCTTTATTATTAGCATCTATTTGNAATGTCTGTTCTGTTTCTAATCTGGTTATCGGGCCTTCATGGTGAGCCATCACAAATCTAAGACCTGATTCATTAGTAAACTTCAATGCTGCAGATTCTGCACCACATTTACTATCATTAGGGTTACGTGTTTCTAGGTATGCTGCAGGACTCCACATGTCCTGAATTGTTGCACTATATCCTGATTGATTAGACATAATTAATTAATCTCCCCNTTAGAGAATGTTTTACTAACGCAGTCAACAACCTCAATAACTTTTCCTTGAGGTCTAGTAGTAGACATAATTGGTCTTAAAATTGCACCAGTTCCTGTTTCACTTTGAACAGTCATATCAGGTAAATCACGATATGCAATTGGATTTACAACATTAACATTAGTAATTCTACCATCAGTTATTTCCAATTCAAAATTATCTACTTTAGCATCTTCATAACCATCACCTGGATTATCAATAAAAACTCCACTTACAAAAGAATCTTCTTCACTTTCAGCAGGATATCTACTACCAATAGTAGTCATAGTTATGCTAGTAATTTGACCATAAGTTGGAGATTGTGGATTTTGATCAATGGTTGCTTTACCATATGCACCTTCTCCTTTCTGACATTGATCATCAAAAGTTACTATAGGTTCACTCATATATCTTTGGCCAGGGTTTGTAAGTTCTACCCCAATAATACTTGCGGTTCTCTGTACAGCAGCAAAAGTATCATTTGTATCTAATCTATTAATAAAGTTTCCAAGAATAACTCTACCTGCTCCACCTTCTCCTTGACCACCAAAAATTTCAACAGTTGGGCCTCCACAAACAGTTTCATTTCCAGCACCACATGGGCCAATTTCAGAAGCATCTGCTAATTTACTTCCAAAAATACTCCAATTTCCATACTCCTTTTCAAAATCACTTAAAGTACCACTTGCTGCATTTGCAACTGAAGTTCCAGAGAACATTCTTCTAAAACCTTCACTCTGATTAGAAGATGAGGGACTTGGCCTTTGTCCTTTACCTGTTACAAAGTTAGTACTAGGAGGACAATCCATTTTTTCACCACAAGCAAGTAATCCTTGAGCTTTTGATAACATATCAACACCACTTGTTATGAATTGTTTTGTATTAAATGAAAAACCTAATGTCTTTTCAATAGGTGCTAAGAGTGGAGTAGCAACTGAATCCATCATATTAGTAGTCTTATTAGTAACAGCACCCATTAATTCTTGAACTGCACATGCAGGAGTATTTGTTATATTTTTTGCTGCTGCTCCTATTAAATCACGAACAGTACCTTCCATAGCATCTGTAATTTTCTGCATACCACAAGTTGCACCATCAAATGCACTTTGCATGGGACTTATCATTGGCCCCTGTATTCCTTTAATTATTGAAACTGCTGCAGGAACAGGTAAAGGTTTAGGTGTTAAAGCCATCCACTGATCATGCACCTTTTTCAATCCACTCTTAAATTCTGACTCCATCTTATCATTCAATGCACCCGTCATTTTATTAGTCATACTAGTCATACTACGGGAAACTAATGAAGATACATTCTTAATTTCCTGAGACATATTTAATGTTTGATTTCCTGCTGCAGTAATCTTATCGAAGAAATTACTAACAGAGTTCTGTACCTCACTCATAGCAGAATCACCACAAGGACTTGCTTGTGTAATAGTCTTTCCAATAGCATCACTATCAGATTTAGTACATTCTTTTAATGCTCTAATAAACTTATTTCTTTTCTCTTTTGCTTCATCAGTAAGTGAACTTATAGGTTTGGGAATTACACCCTCAAAGTCTGCAGGAAATTTATCTTTATATGATTTAATCATACCCTGCAATTGTTGACTCGCAGGATTAGCCTCTATCAATTCCTTTACGGTATCTCTTGTTAAAGCATCTAATTTATCTGGTGCTGGTGTCTTCATAGGTATTTTCTCGTATCAGTATTTATCACTCATCAAGTGTAAAGTTCACTGCATCGGTAACTTGTGCTTGTACTGAACTCACTGCATCGGTAAGTTGTCCTTGTGCTGAATCTATTGCATCGGTAATTTCAGAAGTAGGAAAGTCAGGAATACTACCTACCTGATTCTTGAGGGCATCCAATCCAGATTTTTTCATAGCTTCAAGAGGACTGGTTCTATTTGATTTATCANTNTCTACTCTAGCAGAAGGTGTGCATATAGGTTCGGTTTCACTAAATTCAGAATTCCCAGTTAAATTCTCTGGTGAATTATTACCTACAAATCCAGTCTTAATATCAAATCTTCCTTTTCCATATTTAACACCTTTAGTTCTTCCTAAAACATTAGTGATAACAGGATTTTGTTTCCTATCACCATCCATGAATTTACCCATAACAACATCACCTTGTGATAAGGCAGGTGTTTTCTTTCTACCTCCAGCACCCGTTCCATCAGATACTCCAAGAGCTACCATTGCATAAATGATATCGGTATCTTTTACAGTTGTATCACTGGGATGATTACCCATTATAGCAACTCTATGTCTATAACCAACACCTTCATCACCATTTTGTTGTTCTTTTTGAGATTCATATGGAAGAATAATACCAAGAAATTCATTGGTACCAGTTCCATAGACATCCATATCAGAAGAATTTTGCATTTAATTCACCTCCTTACTTGTCCCTAGTTTGTGCGGTAACTTCCGATCTACCCTTAGAAAAATGCAATCCATAAGAGTCTCTTATTAAATTCATAGAAGTAACAGATTTTTCAGATTCAAAGAAATGACATAATGATTGTATTATATAACGACCACTTGATTTTTGATCAGGGCCTTGTTCCTTCTTACTACTTATATTCTCAATTTCAAGTTTGATTGATTCTCCTGCTTCTAAATCAGTATTACATGGAACAACAATAGAATATTTTTGAGAGAATAATATATTATATCTTGTAGCCCCAGCAGCATAATATAATTCAGGACTATTATTAGGATCTACATTAGTATCTGCACCACCAATATTCATTACAGCAGTCGATACTCTATGGAATTTTGCACCTCCTTTAAACTGTTCATCAAGAAGTTTAGGAAGATCAGGTTTCTTACCTAAAGTACTAAATTTAGGATCTTTATATAATTTTCCATCCTCAACAGTAATATCAATCTCAGTAAATTGATAATTTGCTGGATTAAAAAATACATTCTTACTTGCATAAACACCAGATCTAATTTGACTGGTAAGATTTTGATCTTTACTTACTACTAATGCTGATACTTTAAAGTTATTCCTATCATCATCATTCTGTTCTACTCCTTTATTTTGGGAATTATAGAAATAATGATGTGTTTTATCATTTGGTTCTGCATTAATTAAACTATCCAATGAAACATATTTAAATCCACTCTTTGTTTCATATGCAAAATATCCAGGATTAGCAGTATTCTGTGGTATTGTTTGCTTTGCAAGCATAGAAATTAAATCAAATGGTCTCTTAGTCATTCCAGCAAATGTATAAGTATTGCTAGATTCTGTAACTTCTAATCTATCTTTAGGTATTGTCAAACTATCTTTGCATATTGCAGCAACAGATTCTGAAATATTACCTTTATAACATGATGTAACTCTTTTAGTATTATTCAATATTCCAATTCTAGACATGAATCTTATTTGAACAATTTCACTATTTGCACTTTTATCTAATATTTGAACCTCATTAATATACAATATTCTATGAGGATCACTTTTAACAGCATAATCTATACCTTTACCAATATCTGTTTTAACTCTCAGTAAAAGTTCACAACCAGCTTCAAGTGGAAGAAATGTATGTAAGGAACCTGTTGTTGATTCATCTCCTTTTTTAGCAGCTGAATCTGTAGTACTAACAATAGTAGCAACACCAGTTACATGTGGTGATAATACATTTTCATAATAATATAAATTAGCAACTCTACTTCCTCCCGCAAAAGGCCCATCTAAAAGATCTACCTCATTCTTACCATCAGCAGACTTAATTTTAAATATTTCATATTTTGATGCTTGTACAGCCATTATGGTATCCGTGCCTCGTTTGATGTACCACCAGCTAATGCTGGTTCTGGTCTTTCAGTAGTTCCTCCTCCACCACCTTGAGCAGAAGAACTACCTACAACTTTTTCTACTTCTATAGGAATCACTATAGTTTCCACATCTCCATCAGTATTACCTTTTAAATCACCTGTGGATCTATTTACTTTATGTATTACACTTCTAGCAGCAGCATCTATATTTTTACTTACATCATCATCAGATTGTGTAATATTATTCTTTGCATCACCTTGACCTGCATTCTTTACAATTTTTTCAGGATCTATACCAATTAAATTATCTAATACTGGATTAGTTTCCTCACCTTCTGCAGGATCTTCAGCAAGAGAACCTTCTGCCTCCATTGCTGCTTCATCCTCTAATAATTCTCTCTGTTCAGCACTTGTATCTTCAATTCCTCCTTTAAAATTCATAGGAGTAATCGCTCCATCTGGTTTAGGTTGAGCATCACTTGATTCTTCTTGTCCTTCTTCAAGATCTGGTATGCTATCAATTTCTTTTTCAATACCATCCTTTGCACCTTCCAATGCAGCTACATTTTTTTCTGCCTGTTTTGGTTTCCAAAGTTGAGAAACCCAACCACCAAATTTCCACAATGCTTTCGCAATCGTACTTATTACTTTCCATGTAATCTTTAGAAAAGGTTCTATTTTCTCATATGCCGATTTTAAGGAATTAATAATTTGTGGTAACTTATCAACAACAAATCCCATTAAAAGATATCCAAAGAAGTTCATTATTCTATCTTTGATGGACATTACCATACCACCAACATTACCAAGAACACTTCTTATAGGGCCTTTCTTACTTTCAGTTGCTTCAACATCCTTTTCAGCAGCTGCTCTTTCTGCCTGTAATCTTTGCTTACGGACAAGAATTTTCTTCCTATCACCTAACTTTTCAAGTTGTTTACTCTTCTCAGTTAACACACTTCTAAGATTAACAGCAGTAATCTTTAATTTTTTTACTTCTTGTTTCGTGCTCATCTATGCAAATATCCCCAACTGCTCTTTAGTATGTTCAATGTAATAATTACTATTATCCTCTGAATCAACAATAGGTACAGTATCTTCTTCACCACCTAATGCACCACCACCACTTTTTGCTTTAGCTTGATCAGCAACTGTTATAGGATCCATAACCGTAGTTCCACCTTTATCAGGCCCTTTAAGATTTCCTTTTGACAACCCACTCTTATCAAAGTTAAGTCCTTTCTCCTTATTAGCTATTGTATCTACTACTTTTGAATAATCACCCATTGCATCTTTTACGTCTGCACCTTCTTTATCAGCACCAGCCTCCATTTTACTATCTCTTACCATCATACCAGCATCAATAGCAAGTGAAAGACCAGTTCCAACACCAGGAATCATAGACGCAGCACCAGAAGCCATTTCACCTAAAGCACCTTTCCAATCTGGTGGTTTGGACATTAATCTACTCACAGCAAATGCAGCACCTAAACCCAATCCAACAATAGGAATTTTCTTGAGGAGTGATTTAGCTCCTCCTTTACCCAGTTTCTTTATTAGACCCTTACCACCACTCTTTAATAGTTTACCAGTACCTTTCCCTAGTGCTTTAGCACCTTTAGCAACACCACCAAGTGCAGCCTTTCCACCTTTTATTACATTCTTCCCTAACTTCATTACCTTACCTACACCAGGGATACCCTTAGCAAAGGCCTTAATACCCTTAATAATACCTTGTACTGTAGCCTTCGCCTTTTTAAGCATCTTTGGAAGAGTTCTCTTCATAAAGACTCTACCAATTCTTCTAGCTCTATNCAGTCCTTTAAAAACACCAGCAGCAAACCTAGCAAACTGTCTAATTTTCTTAACCACTTTGAATATAAGAACTCCACCTACAAGGGCTCCTAATCCAATTAAAAGTTTCTTACCATGATTTTGTAAGAATTTAAAGAACTTTGTAACTCCTTCGGGATTATTACCTAACCATGTTATTGCTTTATCTGCTAAGAATCCTGCTGCTAAATTACCAAAAAATCCTATAANTTTATCAAGTATATTCNNNGCTGGTTTTGCTACCACATCAAGTGATTTACCTAAAGTAGAACCAATTTTCTTAACAGCTTCTATTCCTGCCTCTGCACCACTTCTCTTCTTTCTATCTGCAGTTCCTCTTAAAGTTGCTACTGCATCTTCCTCTTGTGTAATTCTATTTGCAAAATCTGCTGATAATGCATTACCAATATCTTCAAGTACAGAAGCAGCTTCTGCTATCTCCTCACCAGGTTCATTTTTCTTTTTTAATTGAAGTATATTTTTAATTTTAGTAATCTTTGACTCATTAGCACTAATTCTTTTTTCTAAAGCGTCTGTAACATCACTACCACTACCACTTAAATTAAGTTTTTCTGCATCAAGAGTACCCTCACCCTCACTAACAGGATCAAGACCAGTTGTAAGAGGACTTGATTTTTTAAANACTTCACCACTTATTTTACTCTTCTTAAATTCTGCCTTTCTATCACCAGCAGAAAGATACTCACCCTTTTTTGTAGTACCAGAACTCCATATAGGTTCTTTACTTACAGTTTTTTTACCAGTAGCACCTCGTCTACCTCGTGCTCCTGCACCACCACGTTTACCTTGTGCTCCTGCACCACCACCAGAACTAGAAAATTTAGCACCACCAGAACTAGAGGAACCAATTTTTTTAGCTCCACCTGAGACTATTGCTCCACCTTTTTTTCCTGCTGGTAATAGTGCAACCATTTTATTTTACCTTCCTCCTTTTTGCTGATGCTTTAGGTTTTCTTCTTCAATATACTGCTGGAGAAGTGAAACATAAATTTCTCTTTCCCACGGAATCATATTTTCTAACTCCGTTAAGCTATATTTATGATGTTGCATGAGGGCAAAATTTGTCCGATAGAAATTCTCTAGACTCTCGTGAGCTAGAGCTAACTGAAAAAAGATGCTAAACCCTCTATATTCACCTCACTTTCAACTTTTGTCTCTGGATTCTTCACCTTAACAGTATGTTGTAATTTAGGCATTGTCTCAAAAAATGTTTCAATATCCTTAAACTGTTTAGAATTCATAGACTCAACAAAATCTCTTAATTCCTTTTTAGTACAATCAGAAGCATCCCAAGACTCTTCTGCAGTATATACCTGATCAATACAGGCCATAATAATATCAAGAGATTGATCTACTTGAGGTTTATTAACATCAACTTCAAAATTATTCTCAATAAATTGAGCCATAGATGGATAATTCATTTTAACTGATAAATCCTTATCCAATTTAATAGTATCCGTATGATCTGGATTCTTTTGAACTTGAATAGCATCAATATCAATTTCCATTTGAACTTGTGTGCGTCCATCATCAGGACAAGTCACATTAACTTCAACAGTTTCACCAACAGACTTAGCACGAACATTCAAGAACAAATATTCAATATCAAAAGTTGGCATTTTATCAACTTTAACACCTCTCGTCTGAATACATTCAGTAATTACTGTTTTAATTGCATTAGAAATCTGTTTTTGATCTTCAGATTCCAATGCCATAATCAGAATTTTTTCTTCTCTAACTAAAAAAGGTCTGTACTTAACTTTTTTTCCACTAGATGGTAATACCAATTCATAAATTGGAGTATTAATTTTTGGTAAAGGCATAATAAAAATATTATGTAAATCATTATATATTATATATACGGTTTCTACAAACTTTTTACTTCATTCTATATCTGTCGTAAGCAAATTGAACATTGACTTTTAAAACATCAGCCGCACCGTATTGAACTGGTATTGAAGTTATTGACTTAGGAAAGGCATTTACAAAATCATATGTAATACTTTTCTTTGGATCTAAATTCTTTTCAAACTTTGTGATAGTTAATGCTCCAGATTTATATCCTACCTTATTATCTCTATTCATAGGATAATTAAATCTCCTATAATAATTCACATCATCATCACGAGTAATGCCCATAAAATTATCATCACCCGAAATATAGTCCATCCATCCTTCAAAAAATTTGAGAACATTGTAATCTTGATCTACGTAAAATGAAAAATCACTTTCAACATATATTCTTGTATGTGCAAACTGTTGATTGATTCCTTGATAATTATCCTTAACTTCAGATGTAGCAAATGAACTAGTAGGTAATGTAGCTTCAGCACACATTATACCAACCTTATTACCGTTAGCATAATCATTAGGAATATCATAATATTGTTTAAGATATCTCTTTAATTCAAATGATATACCAGTGATATGTACTTGATATTGGTTATTCAAAGATACCTTACCAAGATCCAACTTGGTAAGTGTACCCATTTTATATTTTGAAATAAGACCTGCCACTCTAAATATACTTATATTATTATATCTCTATTTAGATGTCTTATAAAGGAAGATATCAGCCAAATAACCCATTGAAGTATAAAGGTAACTTTCGAAACATAATTTACCGTTCTTTATGGGAACTTAAATTCATGAAATATTGTGATGGTAACAAGAATATCTTAGAATGGGGAAGTGAAGAAATATTCCTCCCATACAGATCTCCCCTCGATAATAGAATCCATAGGTACTTTCCAGATTTCTATATTAAAGTTAAAGAATCAACAGGTCATGTTAAAAAATACTTAATTGAAGTGAAACCAAAAAAACAATGCACGGAACCCAAACCTCAGAAAAAGAAAACAAAAGGGTATATCTATGAGGTTTATGAATATGCTAGAAATCAAGCAAAATGGAAAGCAGCAAGAGAATTCTGTGCTGACCGTAGGTGGGAATTTAAAGTATTAACAGAAGACGAATTAGGAATTAAGTAATGGCTCAACCTTCAGAAACTAAATCAAATAGACTTCGTGAAGTTATCAATGATTTAACTGGTACTGAAAGTCCAGATGATTTAATGCTAGAAGTAATGGATATATTAAGTGAAGGTGGAAAAACACCAGAAGCTGGAAACTTTTATTGCTTTGTATACAGACCTAAAACCCCAAATATTCAATATGATCAAAATCCTTTAGTTGCAGTAACTGATGTATTTGATTGGGGATTTCGTGGATTAAATTATCATTGGGGTGCAATGAGACAATATACATGGAATGAGATAGCTGGTGGATTGTATTTAATTGCTCCTGAAGAACTTGCAGATGCAAGAGAAATACCTTTTCAGAATATACGTATAAATAGATAATAAAAGGTCGATAAATGGGAAGAAAGACAGGATCACAAAGAAGAAACGCTGGGAAAAGTAAAGTTAAACAATCAGCTGATAAGGAAGCTGCAGCTGCACCAGTGTTAACAAAAGACGATATATACGCTGATAACGTTATCAAAGAAACTGAGTCGCTGATTACTGCTAAACCAAAACCAGCAGCTCCAGAGAAGTTACCTTCAGGTCTAAGATATCCATACAGTACAATAGATAATACCCAAGATTTTTTGAAATTTACTATTTTCAAATATAAAAGAAGTGGAGTTGTAACAAGCGATAGTAATTCATTAAAAGCAGATGTAATAGGTAATATCATTTTACCAATCCCTGCTTCTCTAGCAGATAGTAATAGTGTTGATTGGGGCCAAAGTAATATGAATTTTATGCAAGCAGCTGGTGTTCAACTTGGTTCTGATATTATGGGAGGCAAGATGGAAGATGCTGGTAAAACAGTTAATAATGTAGTACAAAAACTTAAAGGTAATAAACTAGTTAAACAATATTTTGCAGCACAGGCTGTTAATAGTGTTGCTGGTAATATGAGTGTTGATCAAGTAATGGCAAGAGGTAGTGGGCAAGTGTTAAATCCAAACATGGAATTACTATTTAAAGGGCCAGCTCTGCGAAGTTTCTCATACCAATTTAGGTTTACACCAAGATTTCAAAAAGAAGCAGAAACAATCAGGACTATCATTAAAGCATTTAAGAGAAATATGGCTCCAGAATCTGCTAGTGGAGGAGCTAATTTAAAAACACCAAAAGTTTTTGAAATTCAATATCTTGGAAAAGCACAAGATTATTTAAATAGAATCAAATTATGTGCATTAAAAACATGTGCTGTTAATTATACTGCAGACGGAACGTGGGCCACATACAATGATGGTGCACCAATTGCTATGACTATGGATTTAAGTTTTACAGAACTAACACCTGTTTATTCTGAAGATTATAAAGGATATAATGATAGTTCAGATGGAGTTGGATTCTAATGGGATATTTTAGAGAATTACCAGATGTAGCATATCAGAATTTTTTATCTGATAGTCTTTCATCTCAAAGTTATCTTGAAGTTAAAAATCTTTTCAGAAGAAATAAAGTACGTGATGACTTAGAGAATGTATTTACCGTCTTTGATAAGTATGAGATTCGAGAAGGTGCAAGACCTGATACTATTGCAGAAGAATTATATGGTGATGATACCTTAGACTGGGTTGTATTATTAACTGCAGGAATCATTAATGTTAGAGATGAATGGCCTCTGGAGAATCAAGAATTATATAATTTTTGTATATCTAAGTATGGTAATGATGTAAATTCCATTCATCATTATGAAACAAAAGAACTCTTAGACGGTGATGGAAGAACAATTCTTCCTAGTGGTCAAAGAGTTGATAGTAATTTTTCAGTTACTTATTATTATAATAATCAATACATAACACCCCTTGCTATAGATACCCTACAAGGAATTAGTAATTATGAATATGAACTAAAGAATAATATTAATAAGAGTTCTATACATATTCTTAAAAGACGTTATCTGCAACAGTTTATTAATGATATGAGAGATATAATGATAGTTCAACAATCTTCATCACGTGTGAATGATAAATTAAGTCAGACAGAAAATACTAGAGTTACAATACCACAATAAAAAAGGGGTCTTAATGACCCCTTTTATTATTTTATTCAGCAGCGAGTTTCGCAAAGTATGATAACGTATCATCTTCTTGATCATCATCAGCAGCACCTACACTAACTGGTGTAGGAGTTGATGTAGCAACCGCATTAGCAACAACTTGCTCTGCAGCACCACGGCCTTCATTCTCATCTTCATGAGACTCATCGAATGTAGGACGTGCAGAAGTCTTATTACCTAATACATAACCAAGACGTTTCTTCAAATCTTCATAAGACTTGAACTGATCAGCACCTACAAATTCTT